TAGCCATAATGTTATCTGTTGGATAATCGACGTAAGTATCAGTCTCAACCGGTGTTCTTTGAAAATGTTTTAACCTATCTTCTGCATCAGTAATGATAAACCAAGCAGTAGCCGAAGTTAGATACTGATTAATTTTGTAACCGTCAGGAATATAGTCATTGTGATACAATGCGTTAATATCATTGTTTGCTACATCCACACGGAAAGCAGAATTAAGCAACCTAGAAGCGGCAAATTGCAACTCTCTCGGTAAAATAAGTTTTTTAGCCATAGTCTGAGACAAAATTCCACTTTGCATTGGGAATTTTTGAATCAAAATAATAGCTTGCTCTACTCCTGCCTCACTAAAATCAACGTTTGCAGCACCTCCACCAAAGGCATTAGAGAATACACCGCCATCAATTGGGTGAGTTGTAGAACATACAGATTGACCGTCACCGATAGGATAAGCTGCATTAAAAGCATTATTTAATACATTTGCACCAAGAATATTCTTAGTCACCCTTAAAGAATTTCTAAGTGAAATTGCTTGTTGTGGAAACTGATTTTGATACAAGTTATCTTCAACGGCTTCTTTAGTAATCGTAAAACTTAAACCCACCCTTTTGTGAATATAATTTGTTACAATTCTTTGTCCCATACTATCAGTAGCAATAGGTTGGCCTTCTGGTTTTATATCAGCTGCGCCAAGATATTTCATCTCAACTTCAATTTCCTGATACTTGTCTGATTGGTAAGTTTTAAATATCTCTGTCCATTGTTCAGGATATGTTGGATATTGCCCAAAGACCGCCTTTAAACCAGGGCGGAGTAACTGAGCGATTTGTCCGGTATTTATCATAATTTTATACTCTTTCTATAATTAAGCAGCTACTACGCCAACAGAACCGCCTCTATAAGCATGATTGTTGATTGTGACCATTACATTTAGGAAAGCGGCAGTTGTTGCATCTGCTACATAACTAATAGGTTGACTTAGATTGTTTGGATCATTGGTATAACCGATCACTTTTAAAGGTAAGGTAATGACAGTATGTGCTGGATCGTTTGCCGTAAATACTTTAGCTAAATAAGCTCCTGATTGACCGGTACGAGTACTACCAGCAACTGGGTTATTCGGAACTAAGTTTGCACCTCCACCGCCGAGTCCAAGTCCAAAGTTTTGACCCATTAAACCGTACGGAAGACGTGCATCATTCAATACGTTTGTCCAAGTCGATACTTGTATATCAAAAACTGCACTTGGATCATCGATGACAAGAGCTGTAATTTTACTACCAGGCATAACTGCTGTAGCAGCTGGCCAGTAAGGAGCTTTGACGAGTACGCCCGTAGGTAATGTATATTCACAACCCATGAAGACACCAACGATTGAAACGGCATTTGTTCCGGCATTACCGTCTGCGTTAAATCCATATCTTGCTATTGTGCCACCACCTTGAGCAGCGATAGCTTGATTCCAAATTACTGGATCTCCTGTAAATATACTTGTGCCGTAAGTTGCTACTCCGTCTGCGGGAGCGCTTATATAATATGTGTTTGTTTTTTCAGTCCAGCTTCCACCATTGATTGATGAGAGTGGTCTTAAGCCGAATGGTGCATTTACGCCATAAGCCATATAAACCTCTTGTTTTAAATTTAAAAAATTATTTTTTTTAAATCTTTTAAGGTAGAGATTTAAGAGACCGATAAAACGATTTTAAGTTTCGTAGAAACTAAGTAATTGGATAATCTTTTAGGATAGATTTGATAAACCGATGCAACGTTTTAACGTCTTGCCTGACAAGCTCCTTTTGATGGATAAGGAAGAACCGAAAGATACGATTTTGAGTTTCGTAGAAACTTTAAACTTCTTGTGAATCAAGAATACTAATGGTTAATTGTATTAAAATTATTCATTTCGTCAATAGATAATTTATTATTAAATTTTTAAATTCATCTTTAACTGGACATTATCATAATTGTAGCCCCGTAAGGTAAAGCAGTTACTAACTCTCCACTAGCATCAACTACAGAAATAATGACAGAGCTAAGATTTCTAGTTGTCCAAAACCCACTATATACAATGGGTGGTAATGTCGTACCAAGGCTTCCTAACGATATCATTACTCCATAATTGATATTCGCCATAGGTGTATTAAAGAATATTTGATAATAACCGCCGCTTCCAGAGATTGAAGTTACATTAGAATGGTCCTCAATAACTATTGAATTAGAATTACCAACAATAGTATCGGTAAATATACACCACGCCTTCGGAGTAAATGGGTTATTAAAACTGCCAGAAACAGTTAAATTTGAGATCGTAGTATTTCCATTTGCATCAATTAATGCCCCATTAAGATCAAGTTTTCCAGTTCCACTTGTGGTAAAAAGAAGATTAGTATTAATATCTGTAGCTTGCAAAGTGTTACCTGTAACCTCAAAAAAGCCTACTTGAATGGAGTTTAAATCAGATACATCTGGCAGTAAATTGATTACAGGATCAGCTAAAATACCATCACCATTAGTTACATTAATATTAATACCAGCAATTATAGTGGTAGTCTCCCATGTTAAGGGTGCTACACTTTTGATTACCGGTATTCCAGTTGTAATAACGTTGTTTAAGTTAAAAATGGATGCTGGAAGTTTAAAATTAATTATTGCTCCAGGAGGAGTTACATTACCATTAATTATGTCGATTGAATTATCAGAACTCGTAGCTTCAAATGCCACAATGCCGTTATACCCCCCTCCAAACGGAATAATATGCCATAATCCAGCCGCAGTTGATACATTATAGAGTTTAAAATCTATAATATCCCCAGGATTCAAGGTGTATAAAAAGCTGTTGTCGTTTTTTAGTATGTTAAAGGTATAGATAGAAATATTGTTAAATATTACATCCGTACCAGTTGCCGCGAGTGTCGCATCTGGAAGGGTGATTGTCCATCCAGCTTGGTCAGGATTAACATCGTTGAATCCAGCAGCTATTGGGCCACCAACAAAAGAGGAAGGCCATGACAAAACAATATTATCAGTTAGTGTGATTAACTGATACGATACTTGTGTGGGGTAGACTGTACTACCATTTACTACGGTGTAAGGCATATTTAAAAATTATTTATAGAAGTTAGTGGAGCTGCAAACCCTCCTAGATCATTACTAACTCCTCGCAATGACTTTATTTTATTTGCATTCAATTCATTAAATGCTTGTGTCGCTCTTTTGCAGAATACATCTGGACGCTCCATCAAAATAACATCCTTATAAGAGATGTATTTCCTAGATAAGGCGTTTCTTTCTAATGGATCAAAAGAGTATCCGGGTGCTCTGTCTGAAGGCACTAAAGTCCATCCTTTTGCCGCCATTTCTTCTACTCTGAAATTAGCCTCGCCTTTTATTCCGGTGTTTACCCATCTGTAAGAATATCCATCCTTCTTTACACCTTCAGGAAGAGTAAAGGGACTCATGTAATCCATGCTATATTCTTCTCTTGCTTCTTGTATTCTTGCTTCGCTATCTCTTGTTGTACGTGACATAATTATTTACCTTTTTTTAAATCTTCTAATTTGTATCTAAGCCAGTCTTTTTCACTGATTCCCGCATTGCTACACATTCTTTTTTCATCAGATGTTAGAATCATTTGGGTTGGACCAGAAGTCTTGCCGCTCATAGAAGAGGTATAAGAATTTCTAACTGCTCCTACAGGGGCGACCGCATCTAAGCTTTTTGTATTCTTTGGCGATTCCTTTTTGATTTTTGATATGTAATCATCAATATGGTCAAAATATTCATCTGTAAAAAGAGCGGCTTCATTCCCGCTGTGATTTAAGTTGACGTCTAAATCATTGATAAATTTTGCAACTTTATTCGCCATATTGACATCATATTGCCCCGAATTAGGATCTAGATATTGATGATCTTCTAACCAATCTTTGGCAATTTCTTGCTCTCTTTCGTTAAAGCGAGAATTTGTATATCCAGATTGTTCATAATCGTTATTTTGTTTTGCAGGCGTAGGCTTTCCCCGCTCTTCTGTGTAGGCCCATTTCTCTAGATCATTGATGGTATGTATAGCCTTAGTTAAGGAGATATCAGCTTCTAATAAAGAATCTAAATCACCCTCTTCTATGGCTCTTCTTTTGTTCTCTTTTGCCTTATCTAAATCAGCATAAGCACTCTTCCCATAGTGATAAGTACCTGAGTTTAAAGATTCGCTAAGCATTTGTTTAAGTTGCAAATTTTCCTGATACAAAGCTTCTTTTTCTGCAATAGCTTGGTATTTGCGCTTTTTCTCTTTCCAGATTTTGCTTTTTTTCTTTTCTTGTTCAACGGGTGCCTCGGCTTCGGCCTCTTGGCTTTCTTCTTCTCCTGATACTTCAGGCTCTTCTATTTCTCGAGACTCTTGTTGACCGTTTTGTAACTTTTCTATCTCTTCTAAGGCCTGTTGTATTTCGACTAATCCGCTTGTATCCTGCTGCTCTTGATACGGCTCGGTATTAACGACATTTTGTTCTGAATTCATAATTTATCCATATATTTTATTTATCTTGTTATGTGTGATGGGTCAGAAATGATAAGATCAATTGCATCTTCTTTTAAGACAAAAACCGGCAAATTATGGCAATGTATTTTGTATCCCGCATGTCTTGGAAAGACTACCCAATCACCAACCTCACACCATTTTCCTGTTTGTTCGTAACGTGGATCTAAATAAGCGGCCTTGGATTTCTTGACTACTAATCCAACGCAACTTCTATATTGTTGTTCGTCATGAACTATATCCGGTCTTAAAAGACCATTTACCATTTTTGGCTCAGTATAAAGGCGAACTAATACTG